CTCAATACGGCGATAAACTGCGCCACGTACGTCATGGCTGTAGAAATAGCACTTACAAGCTGTGTAAGCCATGGTATAACCATCTGGACGATAGGGGCAAATGCCGCGGCAAACTGATTCCCCAGCGTCGACATGGCATTCTTCATATTCTGGATATTCTGTGCATAGGAATCAGAGTATCCGGCAAAGTTCTCAAAGCCTTTTTTCATGCCGGATATCATGGCGTTAAAACCCTTGGATATCCAGTTAAAAATCAAGAGAGAAAGGGCGATGCCTTTTAATCTGCTTGTGAAATTAGACAACAGTGCGCTGCTTTTCTTTGTTCCCTGCGCTACTGCAGTAAAAGCTTTGTTTGCAGATTTCCGCATTTTATTAAACTTCTCAGGTACACTTCCAAGGTTCTTCCGGTACTCTTTAATCTTACCGTTTACCTCTTCCAGCTCCCGGTTTGCGTCCTCATACTGCTGGTAGCCCAGTCCGACACCTGCCGCTTCCATATCTTTGATTTCTGATATTAGCTGTCTGCGGCGTTCCAGCAGATCAACGATCTCCTGATTGGATACTGTGGCATTCACCCTTATCTGGTCAAGACGCTGTTCTTCTTCCGCTTCAGCCTGAATTTTCGTCTGGCGTTCCGCCTCTTTTGCAGCAAGCTTTGCCTCGTTTTCGGCCTGCCTCTGGATACGCTCGTTTTCTCTTTGCAAGGCCCTTTCTGCCTGCTCCTCTGCCCGGCGCTGGGCCGCTTCTCTTTTCTCTGTCGCTTTCGCTTCCTGTTCGGCGATCTTCGTCTGGCCGGAGTCTGTCTGTTTGTTCAGCTCTGCCTGATAGGCTTTTACGGCATCTGTGGCATTTTTCCAATAAAGATAAAGCTGGTCATAATCTTCATCGCCAAAAAATTTCCCCTGGCCCTGAAGCTCCTTCAAGGATCTTGCGTACTCTTCGACATCTATTCTGAGCTGGTTCCAGTGTTCATCTATTTTATCTACTTTTTCAGTTTGTTCCTCGATAGCTTTAATTGCGTCTTGATTATATCCGGGTGTTGAAATAGGCGCACCATACCTAGGCTCTTCTGGCACGTAAGTCGCCGTCTGACTCCCTCTTGCCCTCTCAACTGCCCTCTTAGCAAGTTCCTCAATCCTCTTTTCTTCTTTTTCAATGTCATCAAAAGCTTCTTTTAATTCTTTTTTTGCAGTGGTAGAATCTACCTTTATTTCTACATCGGAATTTCCGGAAATGTTTTCTGCAAGCCTTCTGGCTTTTGCTTCCAGTTTCTTCCCATCATCGTCAAAACCTTGTATATCTATTCCCGTTCCTATCCTTATACTTCCATCATACTCTGCCACGATCTCACCACCTTAAAAATAAAAAAGTGCCACAGACGCGCATTACACGCATCCATGACACCGTTTAGTCCTTCCCCTATGCCAATTCATAGGGTGCTTTGATTTAGTTATGATTATTGTATCATTATTTGAGAATGAATTTGTACCAAATTAAAAGAGCAGTATTCCTACTGCCCTTTCATAAAATCATTTCTTTTTCCAGTTCCTCTTTTCTTTGCTGCATTATTCGTCTTGCTCTTCTTTGCCCCGTTCATCTTCTCGCGCATTTTCGCCACGCCGTAAGGATCACAAGAACTGTCGTCCAATATAAAGCCACCATTTTTTGTTTTTGGCATAGTAATTATCTCCTTTCGATTACTCCATACCGATATCCATACTTTTTAGAATTGCTTTTAAGCCATTCACTATTCATGCTATTTAACTTTGCTGTAAGCCTTTTACATTCCCTATAATACCGTACTGGGTCTGTATGCTGATATTTTCTTATTTGGTTATATTCTTTATCGGTTGTTTGCTTGTTTCTATTATACGCCTCTGTAAAGTCTTTTGCAAACTCATTTCGTGGAAAATTACCGCTTATTTTCGTAAGCTGATATGTACGTTTTTCCCCGGTCGCCCTAATTGACTTCAATTCACGAGAAGTTAAAAGAGAAATATCTGTTCCGCTGAAAGTGCTATTAGAAGGATGGTTATGCGTCAGATTTGACCCTTTCATTTTTGCAAGCTGATCCGGCGTAAACTGCACATAGTTAGTCGCCCCACTGCTCTCAGTAAAGATAGTATTTCCCTTGTTATCAAGTAGAACTGCCGTTTCCACTTTATCTTTGTATATCTTACTCTCTGCCGTTTTTATGGCACTTGAATATCCTTTGCTTTCAAATGCCGCCCCTCTACCTCCCATTACTCACACTTCCTTTTCGAACCGCTTATGGAACGGCGGTATCTGCATTATATTTCCCCGACATTCCTCCGGCACTTTCCCATAAAAGAGAACCGTTTCCGGACACAACCGCTCTATCATGGCATTATATCCGGCAAGGAACAGTGCTTTCTTTTCCCGGCTATTTGTCGCGCCAACGGAAGATACTGCAACCACTCCGCCTATTGGCTCGCCATCAAAACACCATTCAAAGCTATCCGGCGTACTCCATGAGATTGTCGGAATCACATTCACGCCGTTTTCTTGAAGGTATGCGCCCACCCAGTGCTTGCGGTAGTGATTGTATATCTGGATGGCTTTCGGGAAGTCGGTGTATGTAGAGAAATCCGGGGACATAACGTGCGTGAACTGCCGGAACATACCAAGGTACTTGTCGGGATTCTGCCAGCAAACTGAAAATTGATAATCGTCCAGAAAGAAATGCACTCCCTTGCCAGCTCTGTTCTTTTCACTTCTGGCGTAGTTAAAGCCTATCCAGTCGCATTCTTTGTACTGTGTCGGCTCTATCTGTGGTATGTCGTATTGCCCCACGCCATCAAATATGCGCTTTTGTAAGTTTTCATAGTTTTTGGATTGGCGATACATTTTATTTTCCTTTGAGTTTCTTTTTCATAATATCAACAATTACACGGCTGTATGGATTGGCCTTTGATTTGTTTGTGTATACATCAGCTACAGCTTCTGCAATTGTCTCAGACGGTTTTGTTTGCCCATAACCAGATATTTGGGGCGAACTTCCATATGTTTTCTTTGCTTCTCTAATAATTTGTTTTTCTATCTTATATGATTTTCTTGCTTTTGCTTTTTCTAAAACAGAGCTGCCTTTCATGGTTTTGTTAATAATTTCATTAATAATCAAATGACCTGCTTCGTGTGCGCCGGTTCCATAAAGCCCATTTGTGACAAAATAACCGTTTCTGCTTTCTGAATTTTCTTTTGCTTTATCCAAACTTGAATACACTCTTTTTGAAAATACCAAATCATTAAAACCATTAACTCCCATTATTTCGCCTTTTTCATCAGTTCCGCTAATCATATTGATTGCTGATAACGGAATTCCCATATCGTGCAAAACATCTCTAAATCCGGAAAGGGATTGCTCAACAGCAGTTTTGTTGAGATTATCCATATCATCAAACCGGATTCCGGCCTTTAAAAAAGATTGAATTGTGCTTTGAGAAGATAAACCACTCGTTCCACCTCTACCGCCCATATATGCTACGCTCCTAATTTGATTTCACAATTTTCTTCTCAACTTCCAGAATGACAATCCCATCCTTATTCCGCTTGACCTCTGCCGTGTTGCCGCGCTCTGCGATCTCCCGGGCTGTCTTTCCGATTTCTTTGTCCGTCATATCATATCCTCAAATGCTTTCTGAGCCAGTTTCTTTGCTTCCTTGATTTTCTTCTGCTCTTCCATCATATGGTCAAAATCATCAATGGCCTGTTTCTGACTGTCTGTGTATTCCACTTCCTTTGCCTGGTCAAGCGCATACACCTTTTTGAGCTCCGTATACGCCTTTCTTTCGTCCTTCCCCATCCTTGATGTGATTTTCTTCGCCCGAATGTCTATAACGCGCGTATAGGCGCATTCTGGCAGCGTGGTGAGCAGCCCCATAAACTCCCAGAAGTGCAGCTTTTCCGCATTCAGGTTTATCCCGTAGTGCTGCCGGAATGCGGAATAGATGCGCCACTGGTCTATGTCGTAATCCGTCACGCGCGTCTTGTCAATCTTGCTGTTGTGATCGTGGTTCCAGTCTGTGAGAAACCACATAAGCCCCTCAACCGCCGTCTGTTCATCAGGAATCGGCAAAGGAGTTCCATCCTTATCCTCCTGCAGAAACAGGAGAGACAGGGCAACCCCTATCTGCTCCTGCTGTGACAGTCCTTCGTTATCAAACGCCTGCATGATCTGTATGCCCGTCTGAAAATCCGAATCGATCGGGAATCCCCTGTATTCTATTGGCAGCTTATCCAGCAAAACATTGAACATCACTTACTCCTTGCGCCCTTGCGGTTCCGGCTGTATATCAGGCTGATCTTCTGGCTGCGCTCTTTTGCGTACTGGTTAAGCAGAGGCGTGATCTGGTCGAAGAAATCCCCTATAAGTTCCACACCGGGAGTCTCGATGCCTACAAACACCTTCCTGCAGCATCCATCGCCAAACAGCTTGTCCAGCTCTGCACATGTGTACCGGCAAAGCTCAGAATAGAGCTGTATGCTGTCCACAATGGCATCCACATCATCGTTCGGCTTGCCCTTGTGCTTATCGGACAGCACCGACGCCCTCTGTTCGATCTCTCCCTGCTTCTGCTCAAAGTTCTTCATCACCGCGCCGAAGCGCTCATAAAATGCTGTGTCACTGATCGGAATGCTGATATACTCTCCGGCATCGTTTACTTCGATATTCTTTATACCACTGTCTACCCTTAATTTATCCATTCTTCATATCCTTTCAGAAACAGGGTGTGCCCGGAAGGAACGCACCCCATTATATTAGTTGCCTTAATGCCTCAATCACTCAGGCTTTTGCTGCTTGTCCTGGCACCCTGTTCAGGTGATTCAGATGCTGCGCCCTCTACAAAGGTATATGTTCCATCAGTGATCGTGATCATCCCCTCTACCACGTTTCCGTTACCATTAAGCTGTATGGATGAGGTAAGTGTTTCTCCTCCGGATCCGCCGGTGGATGATGGAGCCGCGATGACCGGCACCTTGATGGCCTTGTACTTGCCATCCGATACCTTGTCCGTTTTGTAGAATCTGTAGTACTCCGTCTCTGCATTCTTGCCGGTGGGAAACTTGCGGAACGCCTCATCTATATACTCCTGTGCCTCATCGGAAAGATGGTCGCGCTCCGGCGACATGGAAAACGCATACCCGTTCAGAGTACTTGCCTTCGCCTTCATGTTTACATATTGTTTTTCTTCTGTTTCTGGAGCCCAGTCCTCTGTAAGCTCCGTAAATCCGTCTCCCAGCTCCAAAATGTCTGACGTGGTGCCCCCCATCCACTTTCCAAAGTCAAGCAGGGACACCATGTTTGTTCTGTCATTTGCCATTTGTTTATTCTCCTTTCTTAAAATATTCCATTACTGCCGCCGCTGCATAAATAATGCTTTTATCTTGCCCTGTCTCATCTTTATAAGGCACGGCGTTAGTTGCAGTTATTCTTGTTATTGTTCTGTTATCCGTCAAAAGTGGTAAGTTATCTGTGCTTTCTAACCACTTCATAACTTTTCCAACAAATGCTTGCGAATTGATACGCTGCGGGGATGTCTTAGGGTTGCTTTTATATGCCAGACGAAAATAAACTTCTGCATTAAAGCTTCCGGATACATATTTTTTTGTATACCTTCCTCCATCTACTAAAACAGCAAGCGATACACCAGCGTCTAATTCGTCATACTGCGCTGTCACATCCGGGTCGCCCGGCTCACTTGGATACTGCTTCACCAACTCCCACAAGGCTTTTTCGATAATGTCATATTCCGTTGCGCTTAATGGTTCAATTTTTGTTTGTTCGGGCATAGGCTAATCACCACAGATTTTCGAATAGATAGCCTTGATAACTTCTGCGTCATAAAGAGAATTGTGTTTCTCTCCATCAATCTGCTGTCCGCACAGTTCAGAAACAATGTCTTCTCTGCTCTTGTCAAAGGCTTCTTTCTCGGAAATTCCATAATGCCTTGCAATATCCTGATTGATGTCGTAGCAAGCCGCCGACACATTCCCAGGCAAATCAAATGCACCACCAAACAAATCAATCAGCAGAACAAAGTCATAATGGCAAACATCGGAAACAAACTGCACTTCGCCAAACTGTTTAAGCCAGTTTTGAAGCATAACTGAAATTGATTGTTTTGTTCCAATGTGATAATCCGGCATATATGTCTTTTCTGAGTAATGCTTTCTGTAGTGCAATTTGTTTACCACATTTTCCAAAATCCATTTGTCTTTATGAACCGACTCCCAGTCAAAATCAGTAAACTCCGCATAAAACCGCTGTCCGTTCTCTGCTACAATGCCGATACTGATAAGTGTTGTGTCTTTTCTTAAACCAGTAAATTCGCAATCAAAAAATAATTTCAACTTTATTTCCCTCCAATCTCAAACCTCGATATCAGCGTATAAACGGATTACTCTGCCGCCTCATAGGTCTTTTCAAAGATGTCCGGCTTGCAAGGGTAAAACTCACCATTTACACCCTGGATAATATAATCCCCTACACTTGCATGATGAACGCCCTCCAATGTCTTAATGAATAACTCGCCCGGCTGTCCAGCGAGTTCTCCATAATATATTGTGCCGTCCTCATATGCTTTTTTCGCCCATTCCGGCACATAATACTGACCGTTAGAACCAATCAAATCCCCGTCATACTGAAACGCCTCAATTACAACGGGTTTCTTTCTATACTTCATGCTTTTATTTTCCTCCTATTTCAAATCGTGGTATTAAGGTATACACGTCCACCGTATCAACGCTGTACGCATACCCGTACTTGTTTTTCACATACTCAAAGAATCCGCCTGGATAAACGTCACTGTCAACCATGCCTTCCGGCAAATCCACATCAATACCCAAATCATCCTTATTAACAATCACAAAGAAATCTTCGCCCTTATTCAGTGTGAAGTTTTCAACCATTTCTTCTGTTGTCAGTTTTACCCACACTTTGGGCGCTTTGTACGATTTTCCAGACTTTTTTATGCTTGCAGTATTTACTTTGATAACGCACACATTGGCATTTTCCAATCCGCTTTTTGCGATATTTGCGCCCTCTGTCAGTTCCACCCGCACTTTGTCAAACCGTGTGCCGAAATATGTTTCTGCTTCCATCAGTCCATTTACGTAGCGGTTATAGACAACCACGCTGTCAACATAGCCTATTCCCATATGGCAAACACCTAATCTTCCATTTGCTTCTTTAAAGCCTTAATTGCTTCATTGATTGTGTCAATCTTGATTCTTTTCATCTGCTTTGTATCGTCAGATTCAAATTCAATTTCGGTTTTCATCGAAATAAGGTTATCAATCGCTTTTTGAATTTCCACCAAAACCACCCTCCTACAAAATATCCAGTTCCGCAAAGACTTTGCAAATCTTCGGGGACTGAATGGCGAACCAGTCAACCATTTCTTCATTCTCTGCCCAAGGTCTGTTTGTAATACCAGAACTTGCGTCCAAACCACTTTCAAAAAGGAACGCATGAAAAATCTCATGCCGCAGGGAAAGACGTTTCCACATCTCGTAATCCTGCAATTCACAGTCAGGCTTTTTCTCACAGATATAAATTGTTCTTGTGGAATTGTCAGTACAACCATCACGATATTTTTCATTCAGAAGTTCGCTTTCCTGTTCTTTGCAAGTGATGATTTTCCATTCAGTTCCCAAAATATTTACTTTTTGTTCTTTCATAATTTCTCACTTTCCTCCGGCTTCTCCACTGGCTTATTCTCCGGCGGTTTGCTTATCGGGGCATTGCAGCGTGGGTAGGGGATTCCGGCATACAGAAGATTTACACCGTTGGAATCCGGTACAAGTGATAGATATTCCCTCACAGTGTCACGATATAGCCGCTCCTGCGCCGCCTTGTCAGACAGAACAGCGTCAATCAGCGTACTGCCGGATTCTGCCTTTGCCGTATACGATATGGACTCACTGCCGGAGGAAACAGAAGATACCACTTTCCCGCGAAGCGCGCCGGATTCATCCATGGTATATCCCTGCCCCTCTGACACCCGCTTGTTTGCGGCTTCAATCTGCCCGGCAATCTCAATCAGCTTGCAGACGCACCGCTTCACTGCTTCAACATCGTACTCATTGGTGGGGAAAGCGAATTTCAGTTTATTCAGCGTGATAGTATCTATCCGGCGGCAGGCTTCCCATGACAGCCGGTTAAAGGTGGTTTCCGGCATGGAATCCTCGCCGTATATGCTTTTGTAGTAGTCGTAGGTTACATATCCCATGGGCTACTCCACGATTTCCCAATCTTCTGCCAACATATCAGCCTGGGAAGCAAGCCAGCCGCACTGGTAGCCGCTTGTGCCGACAAACATCAGGAATTTGCTTCCAATGTTTTCATGCTCCGGGTCAATAACTACCTCTCCAGATTTAGTGGCGCATGTTTTCATGTATGCCAAAACAACATACTGTTCTTTTCCGTTCCAGCCCTTGCGCTTTGCCTTCTTTCCGTTTTTGATTGCTTCTAACGCTTCTCCAAAATTCATAGTCTTATTTTCCTCCTATCTGATTTCCGGCATGAAATACTTTACATATCCCATGCCGGCTTGCTCATTATGACAGCTTCGTACTCTTTGCCCTTGTCGTGCCGCCAGATTCCTCTCCGGCCTCGCTTGTACTGGCCGCACCGGGTTTCTTGCTGTAGAAAATCAGGTCAGGCATAACAACCTTGCAACCGTAGTGGAAGAACATTCCGATTGCATACGCATTGGAAAGCTCAATCTGCTTTGCCTGGTATTCGTCCGCCATAACCGGCTCCGCAATCGCCCCGGTACACATAGCGATAATCTCAATACCCTCCGGCTGGTGGACATTGGAGTAAATCCATGCGCCGTGATACCGTCCGAACTCCGCAACGTCCGTCTGAACATTGGCGTTTCCTTTGGTGTCGATATAATCTCGCATTTCCTCATAGGCTTCCGGGGACAGGACAACATGAATGTCTTCTTTTTCAATACCGTCCACGAACTCATTCTTTGCGGTGTGCAGTTTCATCACGACAGCTGTCACCCGGTCTTTGATGGTATCTCCAGATGCCGTGACCTCTGTGCCGCCGGTCACCGTTCCGACAGTACCGTCACTCTCTTTTCGCTTACCAATGGCCACAAGGAAAAAGTTTTCATCCAACTCCCGAACCATGGCACGGGTGATAGCTGTGCGCCTTTCAGACAGTAAGCCGGGGATTCCACCAAGGCGGATATCCTTTTCCTCGTATTCCTCCATGATTTCCTTGTCAATGTCGATATCAACAGCGACCTCAAATCCCCTGCCGGGCTTTCCTTTTCTTGCCGCCCTTGCCGTGCCGTATTCCTCTGATTTCGCAGAAGCAAA